CTGTTTACAACCCTAACGTACCAGCCGTGACATTGTGGCTCACACCTGATAATTCACAACAATACACGCTCGTGTATTACCGCTTACGCCGCATTCAAGATGCAGGGGCTGGTGTAGAGACAGCCGACATGAATTTCCGCTTCCTGCCGTGTGTAGTGGCAGGCTTGGCCTACTATATTGCCATGAAGGTGCCTGAGTTGATGCAACGGCTCCCGATGCTTAAAGAAGCGTATGACACACAGTTTGACCTTGCCGCAGGTGAAGATCGCGAGAAGGCCGCAATTCGCTTTGTACCCCGCCGTCAGTTCCTTGGAAGTGGTGTGTAATGGGAAATAGGTTTGCGTCCGGCAAGATAGCTATTGCGATATGCGATCGTTGTGGTTTTCAGTTTCGCCTGCGTAACCTCAAAGAAGAAATTATCAAGACCAAGCGGTTTAACATCTTGGTTTGTGATGAGTGTTTTGATCCCGATCAGCCGCAGTTGCAGTTGGGTATGTATCCAGTGGATGACCCGCAAGCACTACGCAATCCGCGTAGAGATACAACGTATGTTACTTCGGGCATAAACGCTGGTGGTAACTTATCTGGTGGTTCTCGGGACATCCAGTGGGGTTGGAACCCGGTTGGCGGGGGAAGAAATTTTGACGTCGTTTTAACGCCAAACTACTTGGTGGCAACGACATTTGTTGGTACAGTAACGGTAAGTTAAGGAGATCACTATGGCATACACACGATCAGCAGACGGCGTCGCTAAAAAAGGCAAGACCGAAGGCAAAAATTTGGGCAATAGCGGCCCCGCAGTTGGCATCCAGACTGGCGGAAAAGGTCGCTCTGGCGGCGGTAAAACCAACGCGGACATGAAGACCATGGGTCGTGGTTTGGCTAAAATTGCAGCACAAAAGCGAGGTTAATATGGCTACAGTAAACAACAAGCCCGCATCTGATTACGCCAAGCCACACACCATGAGTGGTAAGAGTGTGACTGTTGCTGAGAATCCCGGCAGTGGCCCTAGCCGCAGCAAAGCCGATACTGTCAACATGAGCGTTGGCAACATCAGCAAGTTTGCCGGTGATCAGCCAGTTAAAACGTCAGGTATCATGGTGCGTGGCGGTAAAGCCCAAACCAAAGGCAGAATGGCACGCGGCCCTATGGCCTAAGAGGTAGACATGAACTACACCGAGTTAAAAACCCAAATTAACGACATTTGTGAAAACAATTTTGCAGATGTGTCTTTGGATATGTTCACGCGTCAAGCGGAACAAAAAATTTACAACTCCGTGCAGATTGCCAACTTGCGTAAAAACGTAACTGGATCATTGACAGCTTCAAACAAGTACCTTCAATGCCCAACAGATTTTCTGTCGGTATATAGCCTTGCCATATATCCCGCTGCGGGGGGTGATTACCTGTACCTCCTAAACAAAGACGTAAACTTTATTCGTGATGCGTACCCTAATCCTACGTCTACAGGCAAGCCCAAACACTACGCTATCTTTGGCCCTCGGTCAGACAATGTAAATGAGTTAACGTTCATCGTTGGCCCTACGCCAGATGCGGCTTATGGGGCTGAACTGCATTACTACTATTACCCCGAGTCTATTGTGACCGCAGGTACTACGTGGCTTGGTGACAACTTTGACAGCGCACTTCTTAACGGCGCATTGATTGAAGCCTTGCGGTACATGAAAGGTGAAGCTACGGATACGGCTGTATACGATAAGTTGTATTTGCAAGCGTTGACACTGCTCAAGAATTTGGGTGATGGTAAACAACGTATGGATGCTTATCGTGATGGTCAATACAGGATGCCTGTGACATGAGTAGCATAGTCCAAACACAAACAACAAGTTTTAAGACTGAGTTGTACACGGGCGTTCACAATCTATCTACGAATACGTTGAAGATTGCTTTGTACACTGCAGAAGCAAATTTAAATGAAGCTACCACTGAGTATTCTTCTGTAAACGAAGTTAGTGGTACAGGATACAACCCCGGTGGAGTACCTTTAACCGGCGTGACAATCAATTCTTCTGGGTACACAGCGTATGTAGACTTTGCCGATGTGGTGTTTAACGCATCTGTAACTGCTCGTTGTGCTCTGATCTATAACGTTACTCAAGGTAACAAATCTATTGCTGTATTAGACTTTGGGTCTGACAAGACTTCTGTCAATTTTACTATCACAATGCCTGCTAATACAGCCACAGCAGCATTGATTCGTTCTTCTAACTAAGGAGTCAATATGACCACGGAAAAACTTAAAGCCACTGACCATGTTTCTAGCGGTTTGACTTGTAATCTTAAAGCCGGTGAGGAAGCAAAAGCTACTGGCCTGTTTGAAATTAAATGCCATGACAAAGACGGTAACTTGAAATGGGAAGCTCAGTCTAAGAACTTGGTAGTCAACGAAGGTCTTCAGTACATGGCAGGTTCTGCTTTGACTTCAGTCACCCAAATTACCTCTTGGTTTATTGGCCTGTACGGTGCTGGTGCTTCTAACACACCTGCGGCTGGTGACACGATGGCTTCCCACGCAGGTTGGACTGAGGTTGTGGCTTACAGCAATGCAACCCGTGTGGCGGCTACATTTGCCACGGCGACAACAGCTAACCCTTCTGTGGTGACTAACACGGCTTCTCCTGCTACGTTTAACATTAACGGCACAACAACTGTGGGTGGGGCGTTCCTGACCAGCGGTAGTGCTAAGAGTGGTACAACTGGAACTCTGTTTTCTGCGGCTGACTTCGGCTCACCCGGTGATCGCTCTGTGGTTGCTAGTGATACTTTGTCTGTGACTTACACATTCAGCTTGGCGGGCTAATATGTCAGCATGGGGTTCCGGCGCATGGGGTGAGGGTGGCTGGGGCTTCACGGCTTTTGCAAGCACGGTTGATGAGACTGCGACAGGAACAGATGCGGTAGCGGCGGCACTCAGTGTTAGTTCTTCGGTTAGTGAGACTGCCACGGGGACGGACGCTGTATCAGCTTTGGTACAGGTCAACGCGGCGGTTACGGAAACGGCTACGGGTACAGATGCAATAAACGCAACGGCGGCATTTGGGTCTTCGGTCAGTGAAACGGGTACGGGCAGTGATGCAATAACAGCATTACTCACGATGAGTGCCTCGGTTACTGAGACTGCTACGGGGTCTGATGCGGATGCGGCGTTTGCCAACTTCTTGGGTCAGATCACAGAAGCAGCGACAATTACGGATGATACAAATTCATCGTTTGCGTTCTTGGTCACTGTTACTGAAACGGCAACTGGGACGGATGCGGTAGTTAGTAGTTTGTCTGTTGGGGCGGTGATCAGTGAGAGCGCTACAGGTACGGATGCAGTTAATTCTGGTGCTACATTTAATGGTGTGATTGCAGAGACTGCAACGGGTACAGATGTAGATACAGCGGCTGTGGCTTTCATAGCTGCTATTACTGAGTCAGCAACTGGGACAGATTCAATCACTGCACGGCCTTTCTGGGATGTAATAGATGACACGCAGACTGCAAACTGGCAGAATATTGGTAACACGCAAACAGCAGCTTGGACTGATGTTGTAACGAATTAGGAGCATTTAAATGGCAGCAACGACAACTCTTTTGGGCTTAGTCACCCCCACGCAGGGAACGCTCTCTGGCACGTGGGGTGATACAGTCAACTACGGTATTTCTGACTATGTTGATATTTCGGTTGCAGGCACATTAACCCTGACCAATGACGGCGCAGTTACTCTGGCTAACACCACAGGTAGCTCTTCTGGGAACAGTATTACATCCAGTTTGACAGGCGCGGGCACGGTCACAGCCCAGTTTGCCATTGTTAAAGTCACAGGCACATTAACAGTCGCCAAAGTAGTCACAGGCCCAAGCTACAGCAAGACATACACAGTGGTGAACTCTGCCACTGGCGGTATCGTTACGTTTAAAGCATCAGGCCAGACTGGTGTTTCTATTGCTGTAGGCGAGACAGCCTTTGTTTACTTCAACGGCACAGACTATGTGAAGGTTGTTGGCACGGCTACGGCTGGCGCGGCTGGTGGTTCTAACACTCAGGTTCAGTTCAACAGTTCCGGCATTTTGGCTGGTTCTGCCAACCTTACCTTTAATGGCACGATACTAACAGCGGCTGGTTTTTCTGGGCCTTTAAACGGTACTGTTGGTGCTACCACAGCCAATACTGGCGCGTTTACATCGTTAACAGCGACAAGCGGTGTTATATCTGCAAACTCGTCATCTGATGCTTTGCGTATTACTCAAGTAGGTGCAGGTAATGCAATTCTTGTAGAAGATTCTGCTAATCCCGATTCAACACCTTTTGTTGTTGATGCTTCAGGAAAATTAATTGTAGGTAATACTGTATCAGTAGCAACAGCCAGTGGCAATGCTACTATACAATCTCAAGTACCTAATTTAGCTTACTCAGCTCAG